CAAGTGGAACAGCCAAGTCATTGATTTATTGGGTTTGTTCTACTTTGTACAGATATTAATATAGGTTAGTAGAGGGAATTGGGAAGTACCCCTTGGAAAAAAGGCTCTCCAGTTCTGTAGCTGAACACCCCTCAGGAACGGTACAAAGTGGAACAAAGGTGGAGATCCACCATAATTATTCTTCATATGGCATGCCACATGAATAGCCTCGAAGCCCACTGGCTCACGTCTTGAGCCACTCCTTTTCATGCACTGGTCATGTCCCATACTGGATAGAAAACCAGTGGTTTCTTATCCAGTAGCTCATCAAATGAGCCACTGTTTATTCATCCAGTAGTGCCCACGGCCACAGACTGAATAACGTCACGAGAACACACGCAATCGACATCTCTTCGTCGTTGAGTGAGAAGGCGTAATCAATTATGAGTACGCCAGCCGCTGCGCTGACACAGCCAAGTAGTGCTGCTGCCAATTTCATGATGCTTCTCCTTTGTGGTTACATCGAGCACCACACCATTTAGATGTGGTGCTCGCTGCAATCTCAAAACGGAATATCTTCGATGTTGCACTCAACGAAACGATATTCCACCGCAGAACGAAGCTCTTTGATCCGCGCCAATTCATTACGTGCGAAGTTCTCACGCGCCTGCATGCGGTTTGTGATGTACCACGCACGCTCCATGAACTTAGCGTAATCACCGTCATCGTCCTGCTGACCGTCGTTCCAATACTGCATGGACCGCTCACGCTCCGAGCACTCAGCCTCGATACGCGCATCCTCAGCGCGATGAAGCCGTTGCCCAGCCTCACGTAGCATGACGATGTATGCAGCTTCCGGAATCATCGGACCTACAGTTTCCTCGAACAGTATGTCGAGCATTGCTATCTCCTTTGGTTACGTACTCCAAGTGAGTACTACACACCACACCCCGAAGGGTGTGGTGGTTACTACTTACTTGAACAGGCTCTTGAGAGCAGCGGCTTGCTGCTCCTTAGCCAGCTTCTCGTTGCGCTCCGAAGAGAGCGTCCAAGCTTGTTGTACGGTGGAGGGCGTGAGAGCGGCGCTCTCTACCACACCGTTGATGTGCTTGGTTGCATGAGCAACGACGTACTGAAGGTTCCATTGCATGATGATCTCCTGAGTTACGTTAAGAAATCGGAATCGGAAACCGAATCCGAAGCCACCCCCCATCTGAGAGAGTGAGGGGATGGGCTACCCCGCGAATAGATATACAAGAATCTGGACTTTATGACATTTATATAAAATTTTATTTTAGGAATTATGCTTTTGGTCTATAAAACCCAGTGTGGTACAGTGCAGCCATGAAAAAACCACTCACCAAGCGTCAGGCAACCTACGTTGATGAGAAACTGGCGGGGCGTAATCCCTCAGTCATCCTCGGACGTGTGGAAGACCTGAACAAGAACCCGAAAGTGCAGCGCGAGCTTCAGGTGCAGCAGCAACTCCTCGCAGAGGAGGTGGAAATCAGTCGTGCGGATGTGTTGCGCGGACTGCAGGCAGCTATCAACAGGGCGCAGGTACAGGCTGAACCAGCCACGGAGATCGCTGGTTGGAAGGAGATAGCGAAAATCCTCGGCTACTATGCTCCGGAGAAGAAGCAACTCGTCTTGTCGGAAGGTCAGGACAAGCTTCTGCGGAAACTGGAGTCTCTGCCGACAGAGGAATTACTCAAGCTGGCTGAACGCAGGCGTGCCTTGTTACTGGATGCCTCCACGGGAGCCATCGTCGATGAAGACTAGAGGCCAGAAGTGTCATGCCTGCGGTGAGAGTTACACGAAGAAGTTCTTCGAACACCACCCGCATGTGTGTAATTTGTGTATGGCGTCAGGCGACACCCCTACTGAGCTTCCGTACAGCCCTGAAGCACTTGAGGCGGTAGCTGTAAAGGAAAAGGCGAAGAAAGAACGCAAGAAGCCCAGCACGCCGCTACCTCCTGAACTCCAGCCACACCCGCCCACAATCCCTAACCTTCCCGGTTATGAGCATCAGGTCACGGAGATCGAGGCGCTTGAGGTGGCGGAGCGGGTACTCATGCGCCGGTCGCTTCTGCATTTCGTGCAGCGGTTCAAGCCGGATTACAAGGCTGGTTGGGTGCATGCAGACATCTGTCGGCGTCTTGAGCGGTTCATGAAGGATGTAGAGGAGGGTAAATCACCGCGCCTCCTGCTCTGTATGCCGCCGCGTCATGGGAAGAGCACTCTGACCAGCAATTTCTTTCCGCCGTGGGTGTTGGGGCATCATCCGGACTGGGAGATCATCGCCGCATCCCACACGCAGAGCCTTGCGTTGAAGTTTTCGGGATTCATCCGCGACATGCTGCGTGATCCTGCATACCAAGCCTTGTTCTCCAGCACCACGCTTGATCCGGATAGTCAGAGCAAGGAGAGTTGGTCGACGACCCGAAGCGGCGGGTATCTCGCTGCCGGTGTCGGCACGGGTATTACCGGTCGCGGTGCTCACGTCCTGATCGTCGACGACCCTGTGAAGGACATGGAGGCGGCAGACTCCATGACGATTCGAGACAACACGTGGGAGTGGTACGTCTCGACGGCTTACACGCGGCTTGCCCCCGGTGGTGGTGTACTCGGCATCCTGACGTTGTGGAATGAGGATGACTGGGGTGGGCGGATCATCGAGGTGAGTGAAGGCACCGCAGGCGGTGACAAGTTCGAGATTGTGCGGTATCCGGCGATAAACGAGGGGTACGCAGAGTACATGCACCCGGATCAGCGCACTATCGTACAGGTGTTTCCCGGTCCAGATAAGGTCTTCCCACCCGCACCACCTGAACACACCCTGCTTCGCGCTCCCGGCGAAGCGCTGCATCCCGCACGCTACGATCTTGAAGCGTTGTTGAGGATCAAGGCGAACTACTACGCGAGAGGGAATCAGCGGGTGTGGCACGCGCTGTATCAGCAGCGTCCGTCACCTGAAGATGGTGTGTTCTTCACGAAGCCGATGTTCAAGTACTACAGCAGTGCTCCGTCCAGACGCTACCGCACGATCTATCAGGCGTGGGACTTTGCGATCACAGAACAGGAACACAACGACTACACGGTGGGCGTAACCCTGCTGCAGGATGAGAACGACGCGCTCTATATACTCGATGTGAACAGGTTCCGCAGCGACGACAGCGTGGAGATCGTCGAAGCGATCATCGACTACGCGATCCTGTGGGACGCAGACCTGATCGGGTTTGAAGACGGGCAGATTTGGAAGACGATGGCAGGGCAGTACGAGAAACGCGCCAGAGAGAGAATCTTCTACACTACGTTCGAGACGCTCGTACCGCTGACTGACAAGCGTGTGCGTGCCATGCCGCTGCGAGGGCGCATGCAGCTTGGAAAGGTGTTCTTCCCGGAAGCAGCGCCGTGGCTGGATGACTGTCGCAAGGAGCTTCTGTCTTTCGGCGGCGGCGGCAAGCACGACGACCAAGTGGATGCCCTCGCATGGGCGGTGCGCTTGACTCTGTCGAAGGTCGCTCCCACAATGCCGGTGCAGCAGAATAATCTCAAGAGTTGGCGTGACAAGCTGAACTCTCTCACTCACGGCGACGCAGGACACATGAGCGCATGAAGACTCAATTCATGAGTGAGAAAGAAGAAGACTTGGTCTGGCTTGCATGGGCTAAGAACCAGTGTCGAGCCGCATTCAGTGTTAAGCATGGACAACACAGCACCATGCCTGCGGAAGGAGTGCTGATTACATACGGACGTGATGCCAGTGGTATGTTCGTGAGATTGGTTGATGTACGAACGCAGGAATATTGGTTCTACGTCACGCTACCTGAAGTTTTAACAAACCCCATAATCCCACCAACCATTCACACCGATAGTAGCGGTGTCGGTAACCATAGCAACAGCTTAGGACCGTATTCGAACAGCGTTCAAGTGTGGTTGGGTCAGGTCATGTCACAGGAGTGGGTGACCAGCGGTGAGGTGCTTTCTTATTTAGGTTCGACAGTGAGTACTGGAGTTCCGCCTAATCCGTACCCACTTAACGCAGGTTCGTATTTCACCGGACAAGGCGTACCTCTTTACACGCTGACGATAAACTTCACGGATATTGGTTTCGCTCAGATTCCGAACATCACTGATTATTATTTGAGTTCCGCTACAAATCACCCGACGATAAATTATGGTGCGACAAGTGATATTCCAACACACGTTTTGGCAAACGTAGCTTCTGCAAGCGCTACCTATATACACCCGTCAGTGGCGAGACCGCCAACAACAGCCTATCAGACGATGTACGGGGATTATCTAGTCAGCATGAGTGCTGACAGCATATCGCGCGGTTACACTTTAGCTGGTTTACACCCTTCGTCGATACAGACACTGTTGGATGGAGCACAAGCTGGAAAAGCATACACAGAAGCGTATGTGTTGGACGCTGAAACAAGCACGCACGCAGCTTTGCGCACGACGCTAAATACGGCGTTGGCGCAAGCAATACGGGAAGCGCACCCGAGCACAAACATCGCTAGCTGGACGCCCACTACCCCAACCCTTACAGGGGATACTTCAAACGGCACATCAGCCACCATAACTTTTACGAGGGATGTTGACGGGGAGCAACAAACAAAAACCTACTCGTGTACGAAAGTAATTACGACACAGGTTGTGTACCAAGATCACGGGCCTCCTGCCAACTGGGATGTCCCTTCACAATCCTATAAATTCACACTTACGACTACAACATACACGGATTGGCCTGAGTTCGTGATGACGGGTGGAAGCGTTTCAATACCTGCGCACGGGCAGCTTCGTCTGCAGAACGGCGTTACAGGCAGCTTCACCACTCCGAACTCAGCGTACGACACTCGCGTTATAGCGGATATCCCGGAGTGGCGTGAGTGGAGAGATACACACAAACCTAAACAGAAACAACCGACGACAACAGCAACGTGGTATGACTTGTGTATCGCAAACGATGAAGAGTTGGATATCATCCCGATTTATAGGGTAAATGCGACGCTTGACGATATGGGGATGTTCGGGCCTGCTATAGTTGGGTCTTGGGGTGTTCATTCTTATTGGATACGATATGTGTTTAAGTTCAAATGGGACGCAGCTGCTCGTGAGTGGAAACACATAGAAGCTCGTGAATACACGACGCAAGCGGGCGGAAGAATTTTGATTCCACCATCGTCGCAAACAGAGATAGATGGCTGGAACACTAAAGGGCGAGTAATTGCTGTAAGTCATAAGCCGCTGCTTCCGAGTATGAAAACGCAATACGAAAACCAAGAAAAATTCATGACGAATCCACGACTGCAGGTACGCACAGCGTTGGAAGAAGGTAAATACACGGTTCTATAACTCGTGATACACTCCGCGAAATTGACAAGGAGACCCTATGTCGGCAGGCGAATTCATCATGCGTGCGTTTCACTCACGAACGCTGACGCATGTGCTGCATCTCAAAACACGCTCGTTCGCGGCGCACAAGGCGCTCAACGAGTATTACGACGCCATCATCCCTCTCACAGACGCTTTCGCCGAGGCGTATCAAGGTGACTACGGTCTGATCGAAGACTACCCAGCGCGCTACACCCACACCGACGACGCCGTCGAGCACCTCGAAGAGTTCGGGGCATTCATCGAAAAGAACAGAGGGACGATCTGCGCCAAGACAGACACATATCTGCAGAACATCCTCGACGAAGTCGTCGCTCTTATCCGCAGCACACAGTACAAACTGCGCTACCTGAGTTGAGGACACCATGGCAGAGAACATAGAACTTGCAGGGCAGCAGTGGCAGCGTTACCAGTACTGCCGTGACCGTGGGCACCTTCCATTCCTCGAAAAAGCTGAGCGGTGTGAGTTGTTTTTCGCCGGTGAGCAATGGTCGCAGACAGACCTCGCTTCCTTACGTGAACAGAAGCGCCCAGCGCTGACGATCAACAAGATTCTCAGCACGCTCTCCAACGTGTTCGGAGAGCAGATTTACAACCGCTCAGAGGTTCTGTTCAAGCCTGCAGCGAACTCGCCGACTGAAGTCGCCGAGGCGCTGACGAAGGTGTGGATGCAGATTGCGCAGAACAACCAACTCGCGTGGGCACGCAGCGACATGTTCGCAGACGGTTGCATTCGTTCGCGGGGATTCCTCGATACGCGACTTGACTTCACTGACAGTATGCGCGGCGAAGTACGGATCACGAACCTGAACAGCAAGAACGTGGTGATCGACCCGGATGCCGAGGAATACGACCCCGACTTCTGGAATGACGTTTTCATCACAAAGTGGATGACGCCGCAGGACATCGCTGTCCTGTATTCCGAAGAAGACGCAGAACTCCTTAAGGATCGCGATGGATCAGCTTACCCGTACGGCTACGACAGCGTGGAGCGTGTTCGAGACCGTTTTGGTGGGAACCAGCTTCTGGCTGGCTACTACGGCATACTTGACCCGTTCAATGTACGAAGAAACGTTCGCGTTCTGGACAGGCAGTATCGCCGACTCGACAAACAACTCCATTTCGTCGATGTCACAACCGGCGACATGCGACCAGTGCCGCGTGACTGGGATCGTAATCGAATTGCATCCTTACTTGAAAAAGCTAAAGGCCAGATAAACACCACGAAGAAAATCGTCAAGCGGATTCGTTGGACTGTTACTGCCGACAACATCGTGCTCCACGATGACTGGTCACCGTACAAACACTTCACCGTCGTGCCGTACTTCCCGCACTTCCGTTACGGGCGCACCATTGGTCTGGTCGAAAATCTGATCGGCTCTCAGGAGCTTCTCAACAAGACCAGCAGCCAAGAATTGCACGTAGTGAACACCACCGCGAACAGCGGGTGGAAGATTCGCAAGGGCGCTCTGGTGAACATGAGCATCGAGGAACTGGAACTGCGCGGTGCATCCACCGGTCTCGTTCTCGAACTTGACGACGTGGTGAACGCCGAGAAGATTACACCGAACGCGACCCCCACCGGTCTCGACCGCATCAGCTACAAGGCTGAAGAGCACATCAAGTCGATCAGCGGTGTCAGTGACTCGATGCAGGGCTTCGACCGCGAGGATGTGGCAGCGAAGGCGATCCAGACCAAGCGCATGCAGGGTAGTCAGAACCAGACCAAGGTGATGGACAACCTGCAGCGCACGGACTACATCCTTGCGCGGAACGTTCTCGACCTCATACAGACTTACTACACCGAGGAACGAATCCTCACCATCACGCACGACGATGTGACGCGTGAAGCCGAGACGATCACGGTGAACGAAGTGACGCCGGAAGGCACCATCGCGAACGATCTCACCATCGGTGAGTACTCCATCGTCGTCACCAGTCAGCCGTACCGCGCCAGCCTTGAAGACAGCCAGTTCGAACAGGCGGTCAATCTGCGTGAAGCCGGTGTGCCGATTCCTGACGAGGTGCTTATCGAGAGCAGCCGTCTTCAGCGTAAGGCTGAAATCGTCAAGAAGATGCGCGAGTCTGCGGAGTCACCGGAGGCGAAGGCAA